GTTTATGTGTTTTTGTCTGATAAGTGTAAAAGTTTTGATGGTTTTATACAAAGTTGTCCTAGTTTATTTATAAAGGATGGAGGATTTAAAAATCTAAAGGGGATAACACAAGATTGTTATGATATAGTTTTATATCAAATTGAATCATTGGAGTCGTTAGAAGGCTTTCCAGATTTACACGGTAATGGCCAAGTGGTTCTTGAAGCGTTGACTAATCTTACTAGTTTAAAAGGAATTGGCAAAGGTGTAAATAAATTATCTATACATAATTGTTCTAATATAAAAAGTCTGGATGGTTTGGAACATTTAGATGATGATGTTCAAATTAATCTGCATAAAACTTATTTTAATAATGTTATAGGTAAGAATGAAAATGCAAATGTTGTTATTAAATTAGGAGATTTGAGAGAATTATATCCTGAATTTTTTACTAAAGCTAATGAAAGTGTAAATGAGTTTGATTATAGTAAGATGGCCAAAGTTGCTTTAGCTACTGCTTTTGTTGGTACTACTCCTTTATTAATGAATAAGTTAAAAGATAAAACTCCAGAACAAAAAGCACAGGTATTACAAACCGCAGTATATGATTATAAAAAACAATATAATCAAAACAGCAATGTAACTACTAAAGTTACTAATGTTGTTGGTAAAGATGACGAATCTAGTAAATCTATACAGGATGATTTTAAGTCCAACGGTATTGATATGGATGTTATCTTTACCATTGAATCGTCTAATGATCCTAAAGCTGTAAATAAAACTACAAAGGCCAGAGGCTTGGGTCAGTTGATGAAGCCTACTTGGATAGAAGTTACAGCAAGACTTAATAAGAAATGGTCTTGGGATGATGCTTTTGATCCTGAAAAGAATCGTACAGTAGCTACGTATTATATGAATAAACGTATTCCGGCTATGTTAAAACATTATAATATACCCGATACTGTAGTGACTCGTTTAGCTGCTTATAATTGGGGTGTTGGTAATGTTAAGAAGGCTTATGATGCTGGTAATTATGAAAAGTGGATAGACAAAGCTCCTAAAGAAACTCAAGATTATATAAGGAAATATTATAAGTATAAATCAGCTAAGATAACAGAGTCTTTACATATATCATTGATTGCGGAAAAGTATAAATGTATCATAAGAGAATCTTTAATAGATTTTCCTAGAGTTGGTTTATGTTCTGATGTCTGGAAACGTTCAGGTAAATCTTATGTTTTGAATCAGTCTGTTAAGGATAAGATAACTTCTATTTTAAATGATTATGATACATCTCTTATTAAAGATATAAAAGAAATTCATGTTGCTGGTTCTATAGGTACTAATCAATATGATGAAGATACTGATATAGATGTGCATTTAATACTTAAAGAAGGTTCTTATTTTAATAATGAAGACCAACAAAAGTTATTATTCAAATGGGTTAAGAAGCAGAGGGATATTAAGAACTATTATATAAATGAACATCCTTTTGAAGTTTATATTCAAATGAATCCTAATCAAGAGTATCTATCCGATGCTTTGTACGATGTATTAAATGATAAGTGGTTAAAAGGACCAAAGCTAGAGTCATTGTATTTTGATCCATATATTGAATACTCTAGTATTATAGCAGATGTAAAGAATACGGCTAAGGATATAGATTTAGAGTTTGGGGAATTGCGCCGTGACGTAATTGATTATGAAACTATTAAGAGTGCTATAGCTAATCAGTCTTATGAGTTTAAGGTTAAATTACTAGATAAGCTTAAAATTAAATTAGCTGAAATAGAAAAAGATACTAGAGCATTATTAGCGTCTAAGAAAAAAATAACCGATGATAGAAAGTTAGCTTCTCAACCTACGTCTATTGAACAAGCTTTATCTGATGTGGAATTGTCTCAAACGTGGAAAGATAAGAATGCTACGTTTAAGTTTATGGACCGGTATCGTTATTTACAAATGATAACAGATTTAGAGGACATTATGAAGGATAAGAAAGTATCTGATAAAGAAGTAGATACTATTAAGAAGATTGTGAAATAATATGTCTAAAATGATACCACGGGAAACGATTGATGTACTACGCCAATTCGGTGATGTTACTGTTAATTTATATGGTATTACTGCAACTATTTATGTTCCTACTAATTATACTACGGTAGAAAAGTATCAAGTATATGCTGAACCTACTGATTTTACTTATGATGTTTATACTGGTAATGTGTGGATTGAGTGGAGTCCTAATGCTAAACGTCTAAGGTCTTTAGGTATTTATACAGAAGATGAAGTGCCTATACTGTCAAGGTTTAGTAGATTTTATACTAATTCATTAGGTGCTAAGCAGGAAGTAAATATAGTTAGAAACACTTATATTGAAGTTCCTATTGAGTTTGTACCTGATAAATATTCACATACAGATAGGTTTGAAGTTGTAGATACTTTAATTGGTAAAGTACACGATGCTGTAACTAATAAGTTATTTCAATTAGCTCCAAAACGGACAAGGTAATATGAAGATTGAAAATGTTTCCAATGAGATTGTTGAAGTTAGATTATCTAATGGGTCTTGTATTAATTTACGTCCTACAGATAAATTTACTATATCAGATAATAATAAGCCGATGAATCTTGATGACATTAAAGAATCGGTCAGAGTGATTCATAATCTTAATGAAACTATATAGTATTTATCTATTTTGTAGCAGATATTGTATTTAATTTTATAGGTTTATATGCCTGAATCTACTAGTCTAAATAGTTTTTTAAGTTTGACCGACTTGGCTTTTAAGTCATTGTTATATAACAAGTTTGGTTCAATCTTAGGTTTGACTAATTCTGTTAATGAGGTTGTGCAATATCCTCCTGAAACAGCATTACGACATTTTTCCGAGTTAGAAGGTTATGACCATATAGAGTTTATTAGTTTTTGGCGTGATGATGCTATAGTTGATAGAAGTCGATGGAATAGTTCTGTAGCCATCGATGGTATTCCTGTTTCTTATACCGATTCTAATCAAACTACTATAACTCATGTTAAGGCGGTTCCGGTTAAATTGTCGTATCGTGTTTATTGGTGGAGTGAATATAGGGATAGATTAAATGAAATAGCCGATTTGTTTATGTTCTGGCCATTTACTAATCCTAATTTATCTTTGTACTATAATGATTCTTTTCAATTAGAAATGGATTTATTAACCGGCGAAACACTTAGTGATGAATCTAGTTATACTAGTGAATTTAATAAAGGTAGATTGTTAGGTATTTCTGGTACTGTAAATACAGATGGTTGGACCTTAATGAGTGATGGCGGTGATACTGGTATAATTGAAACTATATATCTAAAGATGTACGATAATCTTATAGGTAAGACTGTAACAGAAGTAAAAGCAGATTACGATAGTGATGGTAGCTATCAAGGCGATTTAACTCAAATAACAAATATTGTGATTTCTTAGGAGTTTAATATGAGTTTTGGAATTTCCCCCGGTGTATATATTAGAGAACGTGATATAAGCAATGTTGTTCCTAATGTATCTACATCCAGTGCTGCGATTGTAGGCTATGCCAAAAAGGGATCCACGGCTGTTAAATTAGTTACTACAGCACAGCAATTTTTAGCCGAATACGGATATCCCGATGAAGATAGTTATTCAGGTAGTAATGTTGCTAATGCTTTTCATTATTCTGCTTTGGCTTATTTAGAGCAAGGCAATGAATTGTATTGCCGTAGAGTTCCGGGCACTGGTTCTTTGTACGGTGGTATTCATGTTGGTAAAGCATTAGATGATTCAATTGCTTTTCCTGTAGGTCAAAGTTCAATTGGATTTTATTTGGAAAGTGGTTATGTATCTTATGAAGCTTTGACGTTGTTTGTTGTTATGGCTAAGGACCCCGGTGCTTGGTCAGATAATATTAAGATTGATATTCGTGATGTATATACCGATGATGCTCCTGATGAAACTGATGATTATACATTTTGGATAGATGTTTATTACAAGAATACTCGTGAAACCGGCGGGGATAATGCTTATGGTGATTCGTCTGGTTATAGTCTAGTTGAATCATGGAAAGTAAGTCGTAAGCAAAAGACGGATGGTTTTGGCAGGAGTTTATATTTAGAAACAGTTATTAATGGGTATTCTAATTATATTCTTGTTTATGATAATGACACCGAACCCGATACAGTAACCCCGGCCGAATTTAAAACGGCTGAATTTAAAACGCTAATTCAATTTGATGGTGGGGCGGATGGTAATAAGCCGTCGTCCGGTTTTGATACAGCTTGGGATGATTTTAGTAATAAAAATAATTATGATGTTCGTATTTTAATTGCGGCTGGTCTTTCCGATGATGCTGCTGTAAGTGCTAAGATGATTGCTATTGCCGAGGCTCGTAAAGATTGTATAGCTATTTTGGATGTATCGTCTAGTGAAACTACCGATACTTCTACTCTTACTACAGCTAGGGTTAGTGGTGCTTTGAGTAGTATTAATAGTAGCTACGGTTGTGTGTATGCTGGTTGGGTTAAGATAAATGATCCTTATAATGATAAGATTTTGAATTGTCCTAGCTCTGGTTATATGGCCGGTGTATTTGCTTATAATGATTATGTTGCTAATGTTTGGTCTGCTCCTATGGGTACTACCCGCGGTATGTTGCCGGTGTTAGGTGTAACTAATGTTTGGACTGAAGGTGAATGTGATGTACTTCAGAAAATGCAGATTAATCCGTTAGTAAAACAACAGGGTCGTGGTCATGTTGTTTGGGGTGATTATACTCTTAGTAAGAAAGCTTCTGCCTTACAGTTGGTTCATGTTAGACGTTCACTTATTGTTATTGAAAAGGCTATTGAAGAATATCTTCATGACTTTGTGGGTGAACCTAATAATGAAATTACTCGTTTGCGTATAACTGCTCAGCTTGAGGATTATTTAGATAATCTATCTGCTCGTGGTGCATTTCAAACTGAAGCGGGTGATAAAGGGTATATGGTATTATGTGATACTACTAATAATACCCCGGTAGTTATTGACCGTAATGAAATGCAAGTTGATATATTTGTTAAGCCGGTTAGAGTGGCTTTGTTTATTCGGTTGCAGACGATAATTACTACTTCAGGAACGTCGTTTAATGAGTTGATTGCTAATGGAACTTTTATATGATAGATGTTTCTGTATAGAGATGTGTATTGAAATGTATAAAATTTTGGAGTTAATATAAAATGGATTTATCCGCTGATGCTTTGAAAAGTAATTTGTCTAATCCACAACGTAGATATTTGTGGGATATGATTTTCACTAATCCGATTGGTGGTGGTGATAGTAATATGCTTCAAGTACGTTGTAGATCTTCTAGTATGTTGGGCCGTAGTTTTGGCCGAATAGAATTGCCG